GTTCGTTAATGGCATGAAGTTCACTGATGATATGCGTAATGTCCCTCGTGTTCCGACGACGAAATCTACTTTTGACGATACCTGCCTCCAAGGGGGCGGATTAAATCGGTTGCAGCGCCTTGCTGCTTCCAATGGTCAAAATGAATTTTTCGACGTCGGCACGACTGGTCCGACACTCTTAACTTTCGCGTTAGCTCCTCGCATCGAGGATATGGAGGATGAATACATTGGGCGGAATGATAATCCTATTTACACTGTTGATGTTCGGCCTCTTGAGGCTGAGTATCGCACGCTTTATCGGCGTGCCTTGGACATTGCCATTAACGAACCCGCACTTGTGCGTCCGATCGGTTTGGCTGAATCACTTAAGGTGCGTGTAATTACAAAAGGACCGTCATATACAGGCTTTGCTTTAAAGCCACTGCAGAAATTTCTTTGGTCGTGTCTTGCACGACATCCTGCGTTTACATTGATCGGCAAGCCGGTTGATAAGTGGACAGTGCAGGATAGGTTGGGGCGTAAGCTTCCACCTGGACAGGCTTACCTGTCCGGAGATTACTCAGCGGCTACTGACAACTTGGCTCCTTGGGTTTCTGAAACCCTGAGTGACGAAATTTCGTCACTGATTGGTTTGACCGATCAGGAGTCTTCGTTGTTTAAGCGAGCCCTTACGCAACATGTGTTTGTCGATGATGAAGACACACAACGGGAACAAAAATGGGGACAGCTAATGGGCTCTGTCGTCTCATTTCCGATTCTATGCGTTGCCAATGCTGCCTTGTGCCGTTGGTCTCTCGAGCTTGCCTTTAAACGCAAGTTCACCCTCGCTGATACGTCTTTGCTTATCAACGGTGATGACTGTCTGTTTCGTACGACAGCCTTGGGAAAGCGTTTTTGGGAACGGATTACTGCCTTTGCGGGCCTGGCTCCTTCACTTGGAAAGTACTTTTTCTCGCGCAAGTTTGCGCAAGTCAATAGTGCTAACTTTGTTCGACGAGATGCCCCCCACATGGACAAGGATCCGAAAGGAAAAGAGAGGATGAGTGAGTTCGATCGTGTCGAATATGTTAATTTAGGATTACTATTTGGCCTGAAACGATCGGGCGAGCGGTTGGGAGTTGATGCGGTAATTGCCGGTGAAGAGGGATCTCTAGGCACACGTGCGCATGAACTTGTCAACACCTGTCCTGGTGAATTAAAACATTCGATGCTTAAAATGTTTATTTCACATCACCGAAAGTCGCTTGAAAAAGCGCGTCCCTTGCCGTGGTTTGTGCCTGAGGCGTGGGGGGGAGTCGGCTTGCCGAATGTGCGGTCTCCTGAGGAGTCTGTGCTTGTGCCGTTGGAAGATCCGGATGTTGGATACTTTGGTGCCAATTACGAACCTCGGTTCGTTGTTTGGAACTTTAAGTATTCACCTACCGTGCTCGACCGTCGTGTATGTGCACGGATACTTGAGGACCCTGTTCGCAATCTGGTTCGTAAGTCCCCTGCCATTGGTACTTGGCAAATGCACAAAATTGCACTCTCGCGCTTGCCCGTGCGCTGCGAGGTGGGTCACCCTACAAAGTCCGAACAACGCAACTGGAGTTTGTTGTATTCGAATCTTGTGGTTGACTCCGTCTTCACCTCAGGTGAATTGATTGGTGATGCCGAAAAGTCGGCTGAAGTGCGTATGAGGGTGTTATCGCAAAATGCAAAGGTTTGGACTAGGGTTTTACATGGTGGAAACCTACCTCCCCCTCTTGCTGTGCAGACGCTCCATGAAGAGACGCCCGGTGAGACATTCTTCCCGTGTGAAGTTATAAGTGGTGTCAAACGTGACCGACTACCCGACGTTCCGGCGTATGGGTTTGCGGACTTTGAAGTGCCTAACTTATGGCTTTGATGACAATTAAACTAGGAAATACTAGGAC